CAGTGAAACGGTAATCGGTTGACTTGTTCTTCTCGCTGTTGATTACTGACCAATGAAATACCGCGTCATCAAGGTCACCGCTATAAAGGGCAGCAAGTCCAGCCTGCGCTTGTTGCATACGCAGTTCTTGCCAGTTCTTCCGACCTGCGTATATCGGGTTGATGACGTGCGCCTCGAATACGAGGTCACGAGCGATTGCATTAGTCAAGGCATTTACGATTTTTGTTTCGTGGCTCTGCTTGATACCACGAAGGAAATTTACAGTCATATTGTTGGCTCCTTACTCATAAAAAAACCCACCCAGCATTTTGTACTGGGTGGGAAGAAACCGGGAATTACTTCCCGGCGAGTTTGCGTCCCTCGCGGAACTTCTGTGACAGCACAGTTTTCTGTGCAGAACGGACACGCACTTCAGGCGCACCCTTGACGTATCCTGCCATTACGGCAATCTGATTACCGATGACCTGTGCCATGTTGCCACCCTCGACCGCATTGGTCGAAGCAAAGTGCAACTTGGCAATACCCGTTGCGTAATCAGCAGGCATTGTGTCAAAGAACCCCGGTACACCCGGTGTATCGACAGTACTAGCAACGATACCATCGACCGTTGCAAGCGTTGTCGTACACTGCGTGTTAGAGCGAATCATATTCGCGATAGCATCGAAGGTGCGCTTATCACCCGCAGGTGCAATGTTCACAGCAGGTGTAGCAGGTGCGATAGGCGCGATAGGCGCAGATGTTTTACGTGGCATAATAGTTAACTCCTATAAACGAACAAACCAAACAAAACTAAACAAAAGGCAGGAACGATAATAAAAGAATGGGGCAGGTATCCTGCGATACCTGCCCCATCCCTATAGGGTACGCACGTTGCGTCGCCTACACCTAATAAGAGGGGGAAGCGAAAAGCTACTTAGATGCTACCCGTCAGAAACCCGCCCCCACCCCCCACATGGCAAACCCCTGCCCCGGTCAAGTCGCTTAGATACCGATTCCTACGCCTATTTTCTCTCAGCTCTATTATCTATTTCTCCCATCGGAGAACAGTATCTCCCTGCGGAGAAATTAGGATCCATACAAATGTGGTACCATATGTTATACATATATTGAGGTGTGCTATGTTTTTATTGACGCAAGGTAATGACAGTGAAGTAACGGTGCAACAGAGTGCCAAGCATGGGTACTCTGTTACTGTAAAGCGCAAGGATGATGGTAACGTCCCTGAATACCAGACTGGTTTATCTCTTGTTGAGGCTGCTCAGCATTGTGCTAATTTGCGCAATGATGGTGTTAAGCTCCCAGCCCGTTTTGTGATTGACTTCTTGATGATGGCGCTCGATAGCGTTGTGGCAACTATTGGCATTGAGGTCGCGGAGTAGTGGATCGCCTTGAAATTGTTTATTGCGGTAGTAGCACTAGTGAGTATCTATTCGATCCACATCGCGCTACAAAACAGGCGTCTGGAATAGATCTGCAGTACATCGGTGATAAGACTATGCCGATTCGCCCTGACCAAACATTGCTTGTGCCTACGGGCATGAAAATCAAGCTACACGAGGGTTTTGAAGCACAGGTGCGCACTCGTAGCGGAATGGCTTATAAGCACGGCATCGTAGTCTTAAATAGCCCCGGTACAGTTGATGCTGACTACACTGGTGAGGTAAAAGTAATACTCAAAAATATGAGTTCTGATACTTTCACAATAGTGCCCGGTATGCGTATAGCACAGCTTGTTATTGCTCCAGTGTGTATGTGTGAACCCGTTGTAGTTACATCTGGATCACTGTTTGAAACAGAACGTGGATCTGGCGGTTTTGGATCTACTGGTGTATAACATGGCGTATTACAACAAGAGTGATCTGCAACCTGTTCATGCAGCTGACGCTTGGAACCTTGACAGGTATCTTTTTACTGCGCTGGCATACATTGCTAGAGCTGGTAAGAAAAACGGTTCCAAGTATGACGAGGACGTGTGCAAGGCTATTTGGTTCCTTGCCTATGCAGTTACCGGACAAACGGAAGTTGCAGACAAAGTGAAGGGATTGGTAGCTGATTGCTATGAGTACGACCAAGCACAAAAGATTAAGGCCGAAGAATTACCCAAGCATGTTAGTACTACGGCTGGATCAGGAAACGTTGATGAGTATCGATCAATATGCAGGGTCAAGGAACCGCAGTTGGCTAGTGAGGCAAGCAATACAGGAGTACCTGAAGAATCCTATCCGGACAGGATTAAAAACTGGCTCAAAGGAGCAATAGAATAGTTTATTTTCCTACTTAGCTCAGCGGTAGAGCGTTCGGCTGTTAACCGAATGGTCGCTGGTTCGATCCCAGCAGTAGGAGTCCCCCATGTATGCAAACGCACTGGGGAAGTTAATACCATCACACGGTCCTTACTCTTTCTCCCGTGTGGTGGTATTATTCTTTTGCCACCTTAGTCAGGTGAGCCTTTTACGAAAGCCTCCAGAAAACCCGGACTGACTGCCCAAATATAGACCAGCGTACTCCCAGCGCTGGTCTAATTTTTTGTTATACTAGTATTAGTATCGGCAATGGAGGGCAGTAAATGACAGTTATTGACTATTGCGTTGAAGCACCAGAATTAAACTTATGCTTAATGAGTGACCTTCATATTGGAGGTTTACATGTCGATTACAATTTAATTGAAAAAGAGCTTTCTACAGCTAAAAAACGTGGAGCAAAGATATGTGTAAATGGCGATATTTTTGATGCTATTATGCCCGGTGATCGTAAAAGATACCGGGCTAATAATTTGCATCCTCGCATGTACAGTGCTGGTGACGACATGCTTGGAGAAAGCATTAGGTGGGCGTATGAAATACTAGCTCCTTATAAAGATGACATCATTATGCTTGGTGACGGTAATCATGATGATAGCGTTGCAAGATACCACCACATTGAACCCGTAAAGCAACTCGTTGTATTACTTAATGGGACTGATGGAAAAATACAATATGGTGGATATCACGGATTTATACATATACAAATGCGTCCATATAAGGAACATGCTCGTGTAGGACACTACGTTATTCACTACCATCACGGAGCTGGTGGTGCAGCGCCTGTAACTAAGGGCGCTATTACTTTTTCACGGGCTGCTATGTGGATTGAGGGTGCAGATGCTATTTGGCGTGGACACACGCATCATAGGCAAGCTGGACGAGACAATAAAGTTGTATTTAATAAGAGTATTGTAAATTTAGAAAATCGCGTACAAACACGTGATGTTTTAACCCTTAGAACTGGATCGTACTTTGATACATATAAAGGAACTACTAGTGCTGATTTAATTAAGCATGGTAGAAAAGATTCATATGCAGCACTCTGGGATAGTCCATCATTACCTAAAGGTGGACTTATGTTAAATCTAACAGCTAGTAAACCGTACGCTGTAAGAGGAAACGGGGCAGGTGTTGTTGTAGTTGATACATTGGAGCTTTAAGTATGTATGAATATGCAATTAAATACAAAAGAGTTATTGATGGCGATACTTTTGTTTGTGATATCGATCTCGGTTTTGGCATCTGGTTGATGGATCAGCATTGTAGGCTCCACGGAATTGATACGCCGGAGAAAACAACGCCAGAAGGACAGAAATGCATCCTAGAAGTCAAGACTTGGTTTGATGATGCAGCCGCTAAGCTTGAAAAGTTTGTAATTTTAGTAGAAGCTAAAGCAGACAAATATGGTCGCAGATTAGTTACTGTACGCAGCGATAAAGGATATTGCACACTAAATAAACAGCTAGTACGTGATGGACTTGCAGTTCCATATTTAGGTGGCAATAAAAAAACGTCTTGGTCAAAGAAGAAGGCAGTACGTGCAACAGCTATTATCACAGATGCAACTTGAGTCAGTTTTAATAGGAATAATAATTGCCAGTGGAATTATGTTTATCTGTCAAAAAATCTGCGATCTTGGAAGTTACTTAAATTTCCGTAGATGGTGTGACGATAGGGATATTACAGACGAAGACTTAAAAGGCAAAAACATTACTAAGTATTACACTATGTGGAGGCTGTCTCAATTAGAAGGTGTCGAAATTATAGAACACAAAGGAGATGAATATGCCGAGTGCGACAAAGAGTGATCCCGGTAAATGGAAGTCAATAGTATCTAGGGTAAAGTCTGGCACAAAAGGTGGAGATCCCGGAGAGTGGTCTGCACGTAAAGCACAGCTGGCTACGCAGATGTACAAGAAATCTGGTGGTGGATACGTAGGCCCTAAATCAAGTGATAACAGTTTGTCTAAATGGACAGATCAAAAGTGGCGCACTAGTGATGGAACTCCTAGTAAGGGCACTAAGCGTTATCTTCCAGATAAAGCATGGGGTTCGTTGAGTAAGAGTGAAGTAGCAGCAACTAATCGCGCTAAAGCTGCTGGTAACAGAGCGGGTAAACAATTCGTAGCACAACCTAAAACAATTGCACAGAAAGCAGCAAGGCATAGGTGATGCCATACGTCAACAAAGCTCGCCCATACAAGAAAGAGTATGCACAGCAAAAAGCTCGTGGTGAACACCCACTACGCATGGATAGACAACGCGCTCGTAGAGCTATGGACGCAAAAGGAATTGACCGTAATGGTAAAGACATAGATCACAAAAAACCATTATCTAAAGGCGGATCCAACTCTATGCGTAATTTAATTTTAAAAAGTCCATCAGCAAATAGATCATACAAACGCAATAGTGACCATTCCGTAAAATAAAAAGGCCCCTCTATGAAGGGGCCTTAGATTCGCTCGTCTTAACTGTCGCGATAGTGGCATGATGGGCGGACTTTTAAGATATCATCGCGTTTCATTAGTAATATATCATGTATTACATTGTGATACAATAGGACATTAGCCTTGGTGGTGGAATGGTAGACACGACAGACTTAAAATCTGTTACCGCAAGGTGTACGGGTTCGAGTCCCGTCTGAGGCATGGAGGAAAGATGGCAGCAACACTTAAGTACATTCAACCTGACGCAGAAGAATTTATGATTCATCTTGCTCGTATATCGTCGGATAATGAAGATAATCCGGATTATGTCAAGTTACTTAACTACTGTATGCGAAAAGAACATTGGTCTGTATTTCAAATGGCCGATGTCGTAATGGAAATCTACACATCTAGGGCTATTGCAGCACAGATTTTGCGTCACAGGAGCTTTCATTTCCAAGAGTTTAGTCAAAGGTATGCAAACCCAAACAAGATTGAGCTAGATCTACCTGTTATGCGTCGCAAAGGTAGCACTAATCGTCAAAGTAGCCTTATGTTTGAAGATCAAGAGACGCAATTCCAGATGGATAATAAGGCATTGGCTCCAGTTTTGGTTGCAATTAGAGCGTATGACGACCTTGTAAAGTCAGGAGTAGCCTTAGAATCAGCCAGAATGGTACTCCCATTATGTGTTGGCACAAGAATGTACATGAAAGGCACTGTCAGGGACTGGCTACATTATTGTAGAGTTCGCATGGATAGTCATACACAACAAGAGCATCGCGAAATTGCTACAGATTGCTGGAATGTACTATGCAAAGTACTTCCGAACACTACACAGGCGTTTGAAAAATATCATTTGACAGACAAAGAACAAGGGGTGCAATAAGCACCCCTTTTTTTAACTGTTGCTTTTACGTTTAGCTAACTCATTTCCAATCATTTGCCATATTCGACGCAAGTCATTATCACTTAACTCAACTAACAACTTTTGCACAGCAACTACAGTAACGTTTTTGGCAATAAATGTGTCTGAAAAATCTACTTCAGGAATCACATTTTTACTCAATTTTTTGACGGCTTGACTAAACCAACTCATAGTAACCACCTCCATGCAATATGTATTACATCTGATATAATCATCATACCATATGGAGGTTATATGATTAATCAATGCACTATTGTCGGTCGTTTGGTTGCTGATCCAGAAAGCAAGCAGACGCCAAGTGGTAAATCTATCTGCAATGTTCGTGTAGCTGTAGATAGAAAGGGTCGTGAGAAAGAAACAGACTTTTTTAACTGTGTTGCTTTTGGCCAAAGCGGTGACGCACTAGCAGAATATGCAACTAAAGGACGACTATTAGGTATTGTAGGCAAAATACAGCTTGAGCAATATGTAAATAAAGAAGGTGCAAAGCAACAAGCCGTTAAAATTGTTATCGATAACTGGCAATTACTAGATAGCAAGAAAGAAGAGATTGAAAACAGACTTAACGGTAATACTTCAAACCCTAAACCTGCTGGATCATTAAAAGTAGATGATATAGACGACCCGTTTGCAGATGACTAATGAGTAAGTCCGCTATATGCGGACTTTTTTTTATGTATAATGTACAGAGGTGAATAAATGGGAGTTGTCAAAAAATATCAAAATCCATCCGGTGGCTTAAATGCTGCTGGACGTGCACATTTTAAACGCACGACTGGAGCTAATTTAAAGCCACCAGCACCAAACCCAAAAACAAAGGCAGACGCAGGACGTCGTGCCTCTTTTTGCGCCCGTATGGAAGGTATGAAGAAGCGTCGTACATCTACTAAGACTGCTAATGATCCAAATAGTAGAATTAATAAATCTTTGAGAGCGTGGAACTGCTAATGCGTAAGACTATGGGCCAGATGATGGGAATGAAAATTGGCGGTCATGCTGGAATGAGTAAATCCATGGAAAAAATGGAAAAACGAGAATACAGTAAAAAAGGTTTGTCACCTAAAATGATGGCAAAGCATGAAAAGGCTGAATACGGAAAAGGTAAGAAATGCCCTAAATGTGGCAAAGCTAATTGTGGATGTAAGGGATACTAATTATGCCTCGTAAACGTGATGTTGGAATGGCCGGTTCATCCGGATATGAAACTGAGTATTACACAACAGATACTCAAGGTAATCCAGTACGCAATGCTCGAACTATGCGTCTTCAAGGAATGGATCCAGTTAAACGAATAGCGGATTCACGTCGTCAAGAAGAACGCATGGAAATGATGATGGATAACGACGTCAGGCCAAGTACACGTGATAGAGCACGAGCACTTGCAGTTGGCGCGTCAATGAACGAGCGTCGTGGTTATTACAGTGAAGGTAAACTTCAGGACGCTATTGAGCGCTATGACTCAAAGTTGCAAGGTAAAGCCATGGATCGTGGTGAACGACAAAATGCAATTATGGAGCAACAGGCACGACAAGCTTACGTAAAGCGACAAGTTGGAAAAAATGATTTTGCTCCAACAAAAAGTGGTGGATCAACGTTATCAAAACGTATCTATGCTGCCAATAAAAAGAAGAAGTAATCAAAATGGCTGACGAATATCAATTCACAACGCCTTCAGGTAGACCTGCAAAAGTAAATGCAACTACACAAAATGCTATAGATCGATGGCATCGTGCTGGTATGAAACCCCCTCCACCAAAACCCGGTGAGAGCCAGTACTTTTACGCGACACGAATTGGTAATTCGCTAACTAATAGAGAACGCGGTTATTACGGTGAAGATGTTTCAACAGAACGTATGTTTGACAAACGTGAAACACCGGCTCCATCACCAAATGCCGTAAAAGATGCAGCAAGAGGTCGTAATACACTTGCTAAGCAAATGGTTTCCTTACGTGGCAGCACGAAGGTAAAGCCAAGTGGTGTATATGCCACTTTACTTGGAATGGGTGCAATAGCCAATAGGCGCACTCAGGGTAGATAACAAACTGTAGGGGGTAATGGCTATGCCACAAGTTGTAGCAAGCGGAGCTGATGACTCCGATAAGAAAAAAATGTCGCGAGCAAAAGCGGCAAATACTCGTGAAGTAACAATGGGTAAACGAGAAGCAACTCCTCGTTCACCACAAGCACCAGAAAAGCGATATACACCCAAGGGTACACCAACAACACCGCAAAAAGCAGGTGATGATGTAAACCCATATAGCGGTAGGGTGTATCGCACAAAGATGCAAGGTCGCAATGAGACAAGTCAGCCCGGCTCTGCTCTTGGAAAAGGCTATCAAGTTAAGGATGCAAAAGAAGCACTTGATAGTCGTGAGCGAATGGGTCGTGTGCCAGCTGGTCAAAAAGAAATTGGTTCACGTAAAGTTAAATACAAGCCATCTCCACGAATTGACGAGGGCATTGCTTACTATCCAGTAAAAGAAAATAAGCCATATAGCCGTGAAACATATGGTGAGCAAAACGATCCAATGCGTAAGCGGTTGACCACTGCGCAAGGCCGAGATGTACGAGAACAAGCTGGTAAAGTTGGTTACAACCAACGTATTACAGAACGCAAAATTAGTTTAATGGGTGGTAGACCGACTGAACCATTGCAACGCAGGTTAAATGCAGAACGAGAGCGCTCGATCGAAGGGCGAAAACGTGCAGACGAAATTGATTCTCGCAACAATACGGCACGATTAGCTGCACAGGCTAAATATGGTCGTGATGCAATGCAAAAAGTTCGTGATAATGCAGCAGCACAGATGAAAGCCAATGATGCAGCAAGAGCACAACGTCCAGCGCGTGTCAAGTCAGCAGTCAATAATGCTGTTGGTGCAGTGCGACAAGCAGGACGTAATGTTGCTGGAGCTGTTGGATCTGCAGCAAAAAGTCCTGTTGGGCGTTTTGGAGCTGGATTTGTTACTGGCGTTGGGGCAATGGCTATTCGTAGGCAACGCGATGTTGGAGACGCTGAATTTAAAGGATTCCAAGCTGGTAAGGCTGCTGGTCGTCAAACTACATCAACTGGCGCAAAAGCACCTCTTGGTCCACGCACAAATAAACAACTTGGCAAAGCACCATCAGGTCCACGTGTAGAACAAAAGCGATCTAACAATGGATCGTATGTATCGCCAATTCGCAAGAAGTTAATGGGTAAGTAGGTAAAAAATGGCATCTGCATTAATGAACATGATGATGGATGAAGAAAAGAAAACTTCTCCAGCTGCACCTGCAGCACGTCCACAAACAGGTCAGCAACCTGCTGGCAATGTTCCTGCGCAGATGCCATCACCGCCTGTACCGGGTACACCGGCGCAGGTAGAAGGCGCGGGAGTTGGCCCAAGTGTTCCAAGCGCACAACCGGCAGCTCCTGCAACTCAAGCAGCACCAATTGATGTGATGTCTTTATTAGCACAAGGACGTGGGCCTATTAATCCTGCGTCTGCAGAAGCACGACCTGCGCCAGTACGTGGCGGAAGAGCATTGCCTCCACGTAGTGGACGAGCTTTACCTCCACGTGCCGGAGCACCAACACCACCTTTAACACCTGAACCAACGCCGACATATGTAGATCCAGCACTCGACGTTACTACTGATTTTTCAATTGATCCAACTTTGCCACGTGATGCGTACTTACAACAATTCGCGCAACAGCCAGAAACACGAGGTTTACCAGAAGATCAAGAACGTGAACTCCCAACAGTCAAAAGACGTAGTGGTGTTGTAAATCCATTTTTAAACACACCAGTACAACCAGAAGATATTGAAGCAAAAAGATATTCAATGTCACAGGGTTTTACAACAGATCCAACTGGTGCTGAAGAAACGCCTGTTGCAAAATTTTTAAAAGAGTTTGATCCTCTTAAACCTGCGTTCGATGAAAATACAAATGCAAATAACAGGTCTTTAGAAATTGCAGATCGTGTAATTTCCGCAGCAACAGGACGTTTTTCTAGTACTAACCCGTTAGCACCACTAAAGCAGGTATGGTCATCCCTGCAATCCGAAATAAATGCGTTACAGTCAAAGCGACAGGCATTACTACGTGGTGATGTAAATGCAGTAATGGAAACTTTACCGCTTATTGAATCTGATCCAGTTGCACAGGCAATGCGTGGTACGCAAGGCGCAACAATGGATGTCATGCGTGAAGAACTACGTGGTCAAGGATTTGGTGAGTTAAAAGGTACAAATCAATACGTAAAAAGTGAACTGCAAGGTATTGATCAACAGATTGCTGATATTCAAAACTCCGCAGGTTACAAAGCATTAAAGAATACTATTGATCTGGCAGGGCAAGCATCTGGTAGCAATGCGCAACGTGTAGCACGTGGCGGATTAGCATTCATGCTAGGTTTAAAAGCAGATGATAGCTCAGCAGAGCGCGTAAGAGCACAAAGATATTTTGCTAATGAGCGAATGGCTGCTGGTGGTATGGCATTAAAGACTGACATTGAAACAGGCTTTGAAGACATGCTGGCACAGACACCGGGATTTGAAAAATACTTTAAAAGAGGTGGAGCACTTACATTTGAACAGCAAGGTCAACGACAAAAAGTAAAGCAAGCATATGCTAGTGAGATTATTAAAACTAGTACTAATGCTGTATTACGTGATTTCCAAACAGGCAAGACAATGGCTCCTGCATTGTCCGCTCGTAACTTGTTGGTTATGGATTTTGTAAAGCCTATTTTGGAACGAGGTGACTTTACTGCTTATGATTCTACAATGCCGCCATGGGTGCGGCATATGCAACGGAATATTGCAAACCTGATCGATGTTGCTGATCCAAATATTGGAAAGGTTATAGACTTACCATCTGGTCCAGCTAGAGATGCCCTATTAAAGACAGCTGCAGGTAGTTATTCTGGTAAAAGCTTTATTAATAACCTGTTTGACTTTAATTACAAAGGCCGTGAGGCAGAATTTACGGCTGCGTCTAATATTGTAAATCAACGGATGGCTGCAAATGACCCACAAGGTGCAGCACTAGCATTAGTGCCATACGCAAGCGATGATCAGTTACGATTGATATTTGGTGAAGAAAATACAACAAACGTAGGAATTTTTGGAGAGCAACCAAACACGTTTAAAGATCCGTACACAGCTCCTCTTGAGCAAATGACGGGATTTAGTGGTTCACGACGTCAGCGTATTGAAGCTCATCGTGCGTTACAGATACGCACACTTTTTGCTGAAAGACGTCGGCAAGAATCACAAAGTGGTTTGTCATCTGGCAGACCAGTATTAGCTGGACTAGCAGCAATGCACGGCATCTCTCCAAAAATGCTTGGCCTACCACAGAGTGAGGACGTCACATCTACATATAACGCATTTTTAAATACTCCAGAAGATTTAAAAATGAATGAGGCTGCAAGATATTCAGAAGACTTAGTTCATTTTATTACACCAAATGTTGATGACAAAATGAATTATGTACCAGATGAATCATGGGATCAATCGGTACGTTCTTTGGATTTAGCAATATTTGAATTAGATAAAAATTTAAACTCTGGTGTAATTGCTAAAGAAAATCAAAGTAATGCACGGATTCTACTCGACACACTTATTGACTCACGTGATACTGCACGTGCTCAATTAGAATCCGGCTTAGAGGTTGGCACTAACAGAGGAATATTATTTAGAACTAAAGGAAGTGACGTAGATTACTCACAGCCAATTAAAGCATTAACTGGAAAAGGACGAACAGCACAGGCGATTGACATGATCGGCGCTTGGGTTGCAGGAGTACCCGGAGTCGATGTTAATGACTATTTCCAAGCAAAGCAACGATCTATAGTAAACCGACCCTCAACTATTATAGGTTTTGATGAGGATGTAGACGGGAATCCAATTCAAAGCAAGCCTATTTATCAGGGTAAACAAAGTGGTGTTGTTAATGCAAAAGTTTTCCGTAAAGTTGATGGAAAATACGAACCTGCTACAGATGCAGCTGGACGACAAATAGTACGACGTAAGGCTATTGACCCTAAAATTGCAGCTACATCATCAGCTCTGCAGATGGCTCAAAGTGATCAAACGACTGTTGGTGTAGATGCAAATTATGTCAGGTTACAAGTTAACGGGTTTGCACGTGACATCATGGGAATGATGGCAGACGCAACAGATCAAATTGATGGTGGCGAAGGTGGTGCAATTTTTGGATCACGCCAAGATATGATTTCATCGTTTGAGCAAATTACTGGTATTCCAGTTGAAAAAAATGGGCGATTTACATTTAATGACTTTAATAACTTCCTTACTACAATGCCTCCATACAAAGGCAAACAGTTACTCGGTTGGTTAAACACTTTCTCAAAAACGGCAGTAACTGCACCATCGTCTCGCGTATCGTGGGCTATGAATGCAACATCTGACAGAGGTAAAACGAAAGATGTTTCTGATCGAGCTATTGCAAATATTGAACGAGGTGCGCTTGCAGATGCTAGAGATTCTATGCAAAACGACATGCAGCAAACGTGGCATAGTGTTACTGCAACAGCAAGAAATATTGTCAATGAAATGGAAGCGCGAACACAGTTTATTGACGCAGAAGCAGATTTGACATCGACTAAAAATGTTATTACAAGAGAGATTTTAAAAAATCACAAAGGTGTTAATGACTCCACGCCATCAGGGCAGTTGATCTTACGCAATCTAGATCAGTGGTTAGATGCGTACATTAAAGATGATCCGGCGGGTCAGATAGCGATACATAAACAAGCGCAAGATAATATTAGGTCTTTAATACGTGACGAAGCACCTGTTGTTGCAGAACAAACTATTAGAACACAGATACGACGCGGTAACGCAGCCACAATTACCCCAGAGGAGAAAAAGGCACGTGAAGATGAAGCGCGTCAACGCAAAATTGACGCAAATAATAAACGCCAAGAAAGAGCGCGTCAGGAAAGTGCAGCTCGCAGAAACAAAACACAGTTCTATAAGCATAATGGTAAATGGGTAGAACTGCGTACAAGTAATGGTGAGATGTTAAATGCAGAAGAAGCAAGAACTGTAACTGAATTAATTGCTGAAGGTAAGATGGATACGCCAGAAGGACGTAAGTATCTTGTCAAGGCAGAGCCAGTAACAAGTATTGCAACTTTAAAGAGACTTGATCCTAAATTTAAGGCGCCAACAAATTTAGCACCGGGAGCATTGCGTACTACTACTGTTAAGCCACCAGCAGCACCAAAGGCTGGTAAGGGATCGACTGTCAAGAAAAACATTGGTGGTGGTTTAGCTACAGGTTTAGTAATGGGCATGTACGACATATCGCAACGACGACGTACAAGGTAGGAGTAAGAAATGCCACAAGAAACAATTCCGCAAAAATACTCTCCAAAAGCATTGCCATCCAGAATAACTAATGATCCGAAAAAGGCACTTGTTGACAGTGCTCTTGGAATTCAAAATACTCCTGAAGGATTTGGTTTAAATGCTGGATTGCAACAAATATTAGCAATGGGTAAAAGTCCTGCATCACGAGCAACTGGACGAATTGTTGGTGAAGCACCTTTATATGTTGATTCGCTTATACCGTTATTGAGATCACTAGATGAAGATGTTGATGAAAAAGACCGTGCGCTATTAGCGACTAGAATTTTGTCTTTACTAGGTGTTAATGCTACTAAAGATGCTGTTATCGCCAGTGCAACAAAAGGTAAAGGTGCTGGATTATTGAATGCTGTTACAGACATTGCAAATCCTGCAATGGCTAATGTAGTTGGCAAGTATTTGACAACACCGTATCCAGCATTAGGTAATGTTAGTGCTGGTGAAATTGCATATCAAATGGGAAAAATGTTGCCAGCTACATCATTTTTGGGATTACCTGCTATTCCTCAATTAATGGAACTCGGAGCACAAAAAAATATAGCAAGAACTCCATTCGTTAGAAACGCAAGAACGTCTGTAGAAAGACAGGATGATGTACTAACGGAAGACGAGTTGGCGTATCAACTTATGCGATTGCAAGGTAAAGACAAAGCACCACGCATGAATCCAGATTACACATTTACAGCAAAGGATAATAGTAAGTCTCAAAAACAAAAAACAAAAGTATTGAATACGTTATCAAAAGCCGTAACTGCAAAAGCAAATTTAGTTGCTCCTACCTCTAAAGGTTTAATGGATTTCATATCTGATCCGGAAGCAACTATGGCAATGTTACGTAGTAACGCAACTAAACCGGGAAAACGATATACAAGTGTGCCACCAGTTTTAAACCGTACTGAGCGTGGATCAGGAGGGAGATCATTACCACTTCAATGAGTACTACCGAGGAACATGTACGTAAACTAGCTAATGGTGCAACTGTTAAATTGTGTCATGGCGTAAAAGCAGATGGTGAACGTTGCAGAGTAACTGCAGTACAAGGCAGAGATTACTGTATACATCATGGTGGACGTGCATTAACTGGACCTGAAAGCCCAGTGTTTAAAACTGGGTTGTGGTCTAAACAGCGTCGTCGTTTTGCTAGTGTTGCTCCTAAATTACTACAACGAATTGAAGAGTTACGCGAAGATCCAGAACTATTTAGTCTTAAAGATGATGCTGCATACCTGACAGCTCTAATGGATGTCAGGGCTGAGGCAGCAAGTAACGGAATATCTGTTGAGCATTACGAGTTGATTAAAGATCAAATGCAAGTGTGCAAAGCGACAGTAGGAACAGATGAATTCGGAAAAGCGTTTAAGACTCTTGGCAAAATGATAGACGAGGGAATTGACGTGTACAAAGCTAGTCAAGATGTTGTTGCCTTGATAGAAAAGCGCACCGATATCGTTGAAGCTGAAGCAAGAATGTTGCACACAAAAGCATATACATTGGAAGTTGACCAAGCATATAGCCTAGCAATGCAAATTCTTGGTGTAGTAAAAAAATGTGTACATGATGCAAATCAGCTACAAGCAATTAAAGAAGGCTTTGGCAAATTACTAAAACAGTATCAAAACGAAGAAGATATTCAGGATGCAGAAATAATAGATGAAGAATCAAGTATCGACTCGCGCAACACCGCGAGCATTTAAAAAATATGTAAGGCCAACAAAACCATTAGCAGTGGCTTTGTTAGAAGCTCTGCAAGGGGAAATTGATCAGGCAATTGAGTTAGGTGATTACGACAGCGGTTTAGCAACTGCACTGCCGGGTCATGATATGCATTATGAAGATTGGCTACGTGTATATGCCCCCCATGCAGCATCCTCTACATTAGCGGAACATCATCATCGTGCGTGGCAATGGGCTGAAGACATAGCAATAGGAAAATTTGGACCTGCGTTAATTGAGTGTTGGTTCCGTGGTGGAGGCAAAAGTACCACAATGGAACTTATCGTAAGTAGGTTAGCGGTAAAAGCTACACGTAGATTTGCTGTGTATGTATGCGCTACACAAGACATGGCAGATAGGCACGTGCAAGATATTGCAACTGCAATGGAGCGTTGTGGTATTGAAAGAGCTGTAAATAAATACGGTTTCTCAAAAGGTTGGAGTGCAAGTAAGTTACGTACAGCAAACGGATTTAACGTGTTGGCATTTGGGCTTGATACTGGCGCTCGTGGTGTGAAGCTTGACCATTTAAGACCAGACATGATTATCCTTGATGACATTGACGAGTTAGATGACTCGGTCAACGGTGTCGATAAAAAAATTAGGACTATTACACAAACAATTCTTCCTGCAAAAAGCACTGACTGCGCTGTTGTATTCGTACAGAACAGGATTCATGCCAACTCGGTAATGTCTCAAGTTTTGAGTGGCGACTTAGACATGTTGCAAAATCGTATACAGTCACCAATTGTTCCAGCCGTGCAGGATTTAGAATACACAACATACGAACGCGATGACGGGCGTATGGGTTACAAGATTACTGCAGGTACACCCACGTGGCAGCATAAAACAATTGAAGTTTGCCAACACGAGATTGACACATATGGATTACTTTCTTTCTTGCGAGAATGTCAACATGAAGTAGGTGTCGGCGGTTTATTCTTTCCAGATTTTAGAGAATACAACTCTGAAGGTAAACCGTGGCATGTTGTTGATCACGTTGAAATTCAACCATGGTGGAGAATGTGGGCAAGCCACGACTTTGGTACTGGTGCTCCAGCGTGTTTCTTGTTGTATGCCAGCGATGACAGAGAAAACGTCTACGTTATTGGAGAAATGTATGAAGCTGGACTAGTAAGTAGCAAGCAAGCTGAAAAGTGTTTAGAAATGTTAGAGTCTAAACAATTAGCTTCTCCAGTCAATACTAAATTACGTGATGGAATATGGAACACCAAACTAGAGGCTATTGCGTTTGACTGGGCAAATACTTTTCCTCCAATGAAATCAGAAGAGCGCATTGGTGAATATCCTGTTGAGGTTTGGTGGGAACGTGGACTTCCAGCAGTGCGTGCTGTTAAAGATCGCAAAGCAGGTTGGAGAAGAGTTAAGGAATGGTTGAGTGCTACTGACATCATTGATGGCCAACCAAAACCTAAGTTGCAAATTGTACGTGGTGCTTGTCCAAATCTTATAAAACAATTAGCAAATACAATGTCACATCCACGTGATCCTGAAGATATTGATAGTGGTACAAAAAATGATCACGCTATTGATAGTTTTAGATACGGTGTAATGTGGCGTGAGTATCCTGTAAAGTGTCCGGAAGTAGATGACAAAATGCCATCTAACGAAAAATACATACCTAGTTGGCTAAAGAAAAAGGATAATAATAAGTGGTTATGAGCGTCTTTCTTATTATATGTGGTGTACTGATGACATTGTGCGTAATGTTGCAAACCGTACTAATGTACGGCATCGTAAATAATTTGCGTCTTATACGAGAAGAAAGATTGTTAGTGCAAAAGCTCGTTTCAAATGAAAGGTGGATTTAGCAATGTCTGTTGATATAAACAATCTTGTTCGCGGGACATTGAGCAAAGCGTTACTGCAACAGCAGCCAAAAGTGTCGGCGTTTTCAAAGCCATCAGCTAATGGTACACCGGGTAGTTTTGACCTAAAAAATATGGGTAAAGAAAACCCACAAAATTTAAACATAGACTTAGCACCAAAAGATTGGCGTGTAATACCGAAAGATCAACCAGAAGAAGCTAAACGCCTTACAGGTTTTATTAAGCAGCAATTTGACTTGTCATATCGTGCGCGACAAGAAATGGAACTTGAGTGGGTAATGGCTACCGCCTTTTTTGAAGGGCGTCAGTGGTTTCGTATAAATAGTCAGGCTCGTAACCTCGAAAGCTTGCAGAATGAAGACGAGCCAAATAGGTATATGACAGTTAATAAAATGCGCCCTCTTATTGATGGTGTAGTCGGAAAATTGACTCAATGCGCACCCGATTCCAGTGCTGTTCCAATTAGTGCAAACCCAGTGGATTTGATGGCATCAGATGAGGCCAACTTTATTGTTAATCACTATAACCGCAAGTTTGATCGTGAAACACAAACCAAGGAGCGCGTACGATGGGCGTGTGTTTGTGGCACGTCATTTTTAAAAGTGTTTTGGGATGCGAGCCAAGAACAAATTGTTCCACAGATGGATGCCACTGGATCTGAGGTGATTGGCCATACGAGTATGCGTGTAGGTGACGTTGTGGAACAAATACTTCCAGCATTCGACGTCTATTTCGACCCTACAGCAAAACGTGACGCAGACATCC